CCCTGAGCTCCTTGTAGGCCAGCAGAAACCTCTACTGGGCTTACCTCTGGAGAAGAAACCTGGATAGCAGGGGTGGTCTCCACAGAGACCTTTACAACTCCTGGACCGCTATTTACAACCTTTACTGACATCAGGCTCCTATATCGTCGTTTACTTTAAACGTACCGTACAGGAGAGTCTTTACAGATCCAGCAGTAAACCTGACCCCATTTGTATCGGTGACTTGCAAGTCATATACGTACAGTCCTGGGGAGAGGGCACCGACCTCATTAGCAGCGGACGTTATAGCCAACTTAGAGTTGGAAGCCTCTCCATTGGAGCTGACATAACTTATAGTCAAGGTCTCAGGTGTTGCAGTATCGGAGGTAGCTACCTTCATCTCAAAGGTTCCACTCACCCCATGATTAGGCATCGCAACACCAAACTCCAAGTTGAGCTCAAATGTATCACCCCTCTTACAGACGATGTCCAAACGATTTGATATATCTACGCTTACTGTAGCCATTATTCTTGAATGATGTTGTTTACGATATCAGTTACTTCCTTGTCTACCCCCTCTGGTCCTTCAGTAAGCTCGTCTCTTTCTCCTTTGCGTTGAGCGATGAGTTTGCTTTGCTCCACCGCTTGCTTCTCTACCCTATCATCTTTTCGATCCTCTTTAAGAACTTCGAGCTTCTCTTTAAACTCTTGCTCTTCAGTACGGAATCCAAGGGTGGCCTGAGCTCTGATAAGCTCAATCTCTCTACGGAACTGGTGCTTGACTTGCTCTAGCTGCATCTCAAGTTGAGTTTTGAGCTGGAGCTTTTGAGCCTCAAGCTGCGCCTCCATCTGCATTTCTTGCTGCTTGGCTTGTGAGGTAGCTGCTGCTGATTGCTGCTGAATCTGGGCTTGCATCTGAGAATTCTGCATAGCCATCTGTTGATTGCGAGTTATACGCTTTGATCGACGAACGATAAGCAAGCGCTCTGCTTGGTTGACATCTCTAAGCTGTCGTATTGCGATAGCGTCTTCGATGTCTAGTTCCTTCTGAGCAAGGGCTATCTGGATGTTCTGCTCAAGGTATTGCTTCTCAGCGTCCTCCATCTCCTTGACTATCCGAACCCCGAAGTTGTACATGGGAAGATTCTCAAAAGAAGAGAGCACTTCCATGTTGGTGTTGCCGACAGCATTGGCATACGCCCTAAAGATAACGCTCTCTCTTGGCAGGATCTGCAGGCACTTAACGATGTCAGAGCAAACCTTCTTAAACAAGATCATAGAAGCATGAGTCATATCGTAGATGGCGTTATTGCCAGCGGCGATAGCTTGCTGCTGAACTCCAACCAGGGCTTCGCCTCTAGGTGAACTAGCATCCATAGCTTCGTTGATACCCGTTGTGTCTCTTATGAGCCTGAGGTAATGGTTGTATAGCCCGATGAACTCATTGATGTTTCGGACAGCATTGCCAATCTCTCTGATTGGTGGGTTCTGAAATCCACCCTCGGGGTTCTTGCTTCTGTAGTAGAACACACCAGTCTGCTCATAGATGTCGTGCAACTCAAGCGGCTGAAGCTCACCTCCCTTGCCCAACTGCACATTCTCCAAACCTTCAATGTCGATGATGATTCCATCAGGCTTGGCCTTAGCTACAGCCTGTTGAATCTTTAGGTGAGTAAGCTGAAGTTGATCGGCAAACCCGATGCAGCTATTCACCATAGACTTAGGCATCATGTCCTCTATGTTCGTAGCAACCACAGAATAAGAAAGGGTCGCCCTTGATAGGTCGTGGAGGTTTTTAGGTATGTTAGTCTTCAGACCGTAGCTAAACAGCTTGCCACAACCCATGATGTAGTATCCACCGTACACAGTCTCATTGTCAAGACTCTTAACCTCTCTCTTGTATACTGAGTTTTCTGGTGCTTTGTAGTCGTCACCCTTGTAGTAAAAGCCTACATTTCCATGTCGACTCTCTTTCTCTTCAAACATCATCTTGTCTACAGACAAGAACTCGAACTCAAGAACGTCTACCATGAACTCATCGTAGCCGTATTGAGATCTGTTTGTATCTGGGTCGTAAGATGACACGCTCATGCGCTGTGATCTGTTACCAGACTTAGATCTAAACTTCTCTGCTATGTACTGATAGTCCTCTTCGGTTAGTTGATCACCAGCCAAGCGCTTAAGTTCGTGGATAGGCATGGTGCGCACATGACCAGCATAGATCATGTCTCCGAATGACGGGTCTTTAACTTCGCTGTGAACAAAGTCAATAGGATCGACATAGTCGGTTTTAATACCGTAGTTGGGGTCGTTGGTTCTTTTCACCACCGCCATACCCAAGTTCACGATGTCGTTGACAGATCTTCTATACACTGAATCGTGGAAGTCATTCCACTGGAGCGTCATGTTTGTAGCTATCTGAGCGGCTATCTCTGAAGAGGACTTGATGTTATTCCCCATAAAGATTTCAGCCTCCTCTAGTGTGTCTGGAAGCTGTTCTACATCGGCCACGTCTACGCCAGTCTTTTCTTTGATCTGAAGCAGCTGCTGCTTAGCCTGGATAAGAGCCTCCATCTTTTGGCGCTCTCTGTCTTTCTCGGATGAGGAGAGTGGGTCGACAGCCTCTAGGTTTGGGTACGGTTCTCTGGAGAGGATCTTGTTGACTACTATCCGCGCAAACTTCGGGAGTATTGGCACTGGAGTAAAGTCAAGGTTCAAGAAGCTGCCATCCCCATTGTTAGGGTCCATGCTTGTCAAGAGCTGCCTATAGATAGCTGTGTCTTGTGTGCCGTTAGCGTAAGCTCTGTTCTTGAGGAAGGTATCTCTCCTGCGCCTCATAAGGGAGTTCTCTCTATCGAGAGACCCCCACTGATTCTCTATGGCTCTTGCATATTGAAGGCCATACGAGATACTTTCTTTAACCTCTCTTTTTTCAAGAGGATTGGGAAACCCTTTTTTAGATGTATTATTCTCCCCGTACATTGGGGCAAATATACTAAAATTACGAGTGCCAGTGTTTTATCTTATACTTCCTAAAGAATTCCTTCTCGTTGAGGCTTGACTTAGGCTTTTCTTGTTTTACTTTTTGAGCGGCTAGAAGGGCCAGCCCAGAGCTAATCGTCAAGTCAAACTTAGTTCTGTCAGAAATCTTGTAGCCTATCCAGTCCTCTAAAGTTCTATTGAAGTACATCTTGCCCACCTCACCCGTCTGAGGATTCTCGCCTATGTGATCGTGGATATATGTCTCTATAGCTTGAGCGTGAGACTGGATCACGTCTTGAGAGTTGGATGGTATGCCTTTTGTTTTTACGTTAACCTTAGCACTGGAAGATGACAAGTGCGCTGGTCTATCCATTAAGTATCCATCATAACCTCTTGATTCAAAGTATCTTACGATGCCGTACTTGTTGTTCTCTACGAGTAGCGGGTACCCATAATAGAAAGCGCACATCAAAACATCTTCATAAAAGATACTGGCTAGGTCTGGACGAGATGCGTATTCAACTACAAAACAGTTACTTACGGACTCCATGTTAAACTTATTGTAGAGGTGCATAGCACCCTTAGACCCTCTCCCATCAACCGTAGCGTCAAGGTCGTACGAGTCGACACCTCCCACGCCTACGTGGTCATTACCTGGATGTCTCTTCCCGTACTTGTCTATCACTTTGTTTCGGTTCTCTGGCGCTGGCTGCCATGACACATAGAATCTTCCGTTATGGTCTGGAGAGAATATAACCTCTTTGTCTTTCTCTTTCCACATAAAGTTGCCACGCACAACGGGGTCTGGGAATAGTTCATTGTTGTGGTCAATCTGTTGGTAGATTTTACCAACGTTGAATAGACTACCCTCGATGCTATCTCGGAAAGCTTCCTCTTCGGTAAAGGGGAACTGCCTGACAACCTCGTTAAGTTCTGAGGCGTCGCTCTTAAGACTATCTCTTTCGTTCTTTAGGTACGCCTTGCTCCCAAGCTCGATAGGTTCACCATCGATACCGCTAACGGGATTGTTCGGGTCCTCTGAAACTGGATTGCCATACTTATCGAAAAATCCTTCGAGGGCTTCGTAAGCTGGTATAAAGATGCGATACAGCCCGCTTTTAGTCCTACCATTTGCATTGCGTTCATTAGGGTTAGAATCTTCCCAAAGGACTTTGTACTCGCTTCCGCCCTTGTCCATCGGGTTCACTGTACTACCTACAAGAGCCTTGCCAACTACCTTCTT